CAGTAGCTGGCACTGTGTTTGATGCTTATGCAGGTGCAAAACAAGCAGGACTTGAAGCTGACTTGAAAAACGAAGTTAACGCACTTCAAGGAGAAATGGATGCTGTAAAACGTGCAGACATTGCTTCTAAAGCCGAGTACGAAGTTGCAATGGCAGAAGTACCTTCTTCTGTAGATGAGTTTAGGAATGCATTTATTATTGGCGGCGAAGACCCTGAAGCAGTGCGTTCTGCTGCAACTTTGTTCGGTAAAAAGAAAGAAAATGAAATTGTTGCACGATTTCGTGCTGAGCAACAAAAAGTTATGGCTGCTCGTGACGCTGTGCCTGAGCGTTATAATGAGTTTATGAATCGCTCTGAAAAGATTCTAAAACAATACATTGCTAGCAATCCACTACTAGCCAATTCATTACGTAAAGTATCTGAAGAAGTCACTGGTAAATCTAATCTAGAACTTTACTCAGTAAACAAACTGTACGAAGATGTAAATTTTATTGAAAAGCAAAAAGAAGCACGGGCTAAAGCGGCACAACAAGCACAACAAGTGTTGATGAGTGCCTACGTAGAGGATCGTGCTAAAAGCGGAGTAAGTAAAACACAAGCTATGGCTGAGTTTGAAGCTGTAACTCCTGAGCAACGGCTAGAACTTGCTAATGCTTCTGTACAAACAGCACGTTCTAAAGAAGAAGCTAAAGCTGCATTAGAGGCTGGTGGTAATCATAACGCTCTTATTTCTAAAAATTCCCATGTGTATGCACGTTTAATGACTGAATTTAAATTGTCTCGTGCAGACATTGCTGCAGGTAACATTCCTGATAGCGTAAAAAACAGCCCTCAATATAAAACCTTTTTGGCAGATGCAGGTACGCAAGTATTGCAACTTTTAGATGCACAGTATTCTACGGCTGTTGAGCAACTAAATGCTAAAGCTAAGCAAACACCTGCAGATGCTGAAAAAGTAAAGACAGCAAAATCTTTACTAGATAGTTGGTATAAAGAACAATACGACTTTTATACAAAGAACCCTACAAGTTGGCTAACTGCTTTAGCTACTAAAGATGACAGGGAATCTACAGTTCAAAAACGACTTACAATGGTAGATACCTTGGTTCGTGGTTTAGGAATTCCTGCTGACGTAGTGGCACAACTTGGAATGACAGGAGATAAGGCACAGTATGATATTGCCGTAAAACGTTATCCTCGTGCAGCAGCAATTATTCAATTAGCCAATACAATGCGCGAAAAAGCGTTAGCGGGTGTAGGCAATGATGAGTGGGCCAAACTACTCACACAAATTAGCACATACCAAGTTAACCCTGTTGCCCCACCTCCAACTACTCCTAATGAGAGGCTAGCATCATTATCTGTTAACCAACAACTTCACGAATCGTTACAAAAAGATGCTATTGCGGGAGTAACTACTGCTGCTTCTGCAGATGCAGTGACTAAATATGTTCTTAGTAGTTTTCACGACCCTGCTAATACCGAACAAGTTCTAGCTAAAGGCATGACTGTAATTAGCAGAACCATGTCTTTATTGTCTCCAGAAGATAAAGCGTCTGTAATTAAAAACATTACAGAAGGTGCTAATGCTATGATTTATTCAGAGAATATAGGGCATGGTGATAAAGCTAAAAAAGCTTATCTAGACTTTGTTAGCAATGCCGAAACATTCACTACTAAAGGCAGGACGTTTACTACAAATTTCGTTGACGAAACAGGCAATTCGCCACTAAAGCTAGTTTCTAAACGAGAGGTAACTGCACCTGCACCAGTAGGCCGTCCTGCACCTAGGACTAACTTTATTGATGCAGCACTGTCAGATCCAACTCGTACTAATAACACTTTAGCTGCAATTGACGATATGTTGAGAGTACAGTCTATGGCAACTGGTATTCCAATTCAACAACTACGTCAAGACTTTATTAAGAACTTTAATATTCGTAGTTCAGCGCCTGTTAGCGCAACTTACATTGATAACTTTAAACGTGCTGCGGCAGGAGAAACACCTGCGGCTCCTGCAGCTACTCCTGCAGCCCCTGCCCCTGCTCCTGCTATTCCTGCAGGTGCGTTAACACCACTACAAGAAGTAGATGTAAATAGAGATAGGCTACCCGCTGCACAACCTAGCCCCGTTACTAATACTCAAGTGCAAGGCACACCTCTTGCCCCTGCTCCAGCAGCATCTGCAGCTAAACCTGCTGCTCCAGCAGCATCGGCTGCTAGACCCGGTGAAGACAATACTAAAGTTCTAGGGTTAACTTCTGCAGACACACTAGGGTATCAGACACGGGGATTGTTTGCTGGAGAAGATACTTACTTCAAACAGAATCCTAACGTAGCAGGTATGGCTACAGAAGATGGTAAAATTATTATCAACCCATACAGCACGTTATCTAATACAGAAAAGAAAGCAGTTGTTAAGAACGAAGCTTTCCGACTGTATATGCGTGAAAACAATGTTGTCCCTAATTTTGCAATAACTCCACAACAAAAAGAAGCATTTAAAAACACAGAATATGGTGGCAATGAAACAGCACTTAAGCAGACAATTGTAGCTCGTATTCTTACTGGAGACACTAGTGCTTTAGCAACTCCAGAACAAAAAGCAGAAGCTAAACGTATTCAGCAACAAGCAGGATCAAAGGGCGCAGCTAAACCTGCTGCTACTAGTAGCGGTAAAGAATGGTGGGAGCAGTAATGGAACCTACTTGGAAAGAACTTGTTAAGAATAAGGCTGAGTGGAAGAAGCTACAATATAACGATCCTCGTCTAGATGAGTTTGCACTAGAGGTTGAGAACCGCTATGGTCTTCCTAAAGGTATGGTGTTAGCAATTAAAAACGCTGGTGAGCGTACCAATCCGGGACAAGTTAGTCCCAAAGGGGCACAGGGAATTATGCAGTTTATGCCAGCTACTCAAAAGTTGCAAGGTGGTATGTTCAAGCACGATCCTAACAACCCATTTGCATCCATTGATGCTGCTGGTAAATATCTAAAGTTTACTCTAGAGAACCAGTACAAAGGTAACGCATTGGCTGCTGTTGCAGACTACAATGGTGGGCCTGCTGCAGGGAAGGCATTGATGGCAGGAGAGCAGCCTCCAGCAAAAGAAACACAGGAGTATATAGATAGAGTTAAGACGTACTTAACTGAAAAATACAAGAAATAAGAAAGGGGCGCTAGGCCCCTTTTCTTATGCTACTCGAACAATGTCGTAGCCGAAACTACGCATTAGGAACACGGGTAGATGTTCACCACTCTTTAAAGACGCTTTCGCGCGTAGGAACTTCCGAAGAGCGCTCCGTGCAGCGTCGTAACTCTTGAACGACACCTTCAAATACTTTGGCAGACTGCCCTTCACGTTTTTGAGCTTGTACATTTTGCTTCCTTTCTTCTCGTGCAATGAGATATTGAACATTGTGTAGTGCCTTATACAGGTCTTCTAGTGGCTTACCTTTATCTTTCCAACGCATCAAATACTTGACTGCGCTAGCTTCCCAACCATTCATGTCGTATGCTTCCCAGACTTCCCACGGCTGAATCTTACGATCCTTGTAATGGGTTCCTCCGTATTGCACAGCTAACACATCTTCATACTTCATTAGGTGGTTCCTTCTTTAGTAGTGCTGGAATTTTATTCTCCTTCTCTAGCCGTGCAATCTCTTTGGTTAGCAGAGAACACAGGCCCTCTTGTAGTAGCAGTTGCAGCATTCGCTCATCAATGTCTCGCAAGACAACATCTGCAGACCCATCATCATGTTCTTTAACACATTCTACAATCATCGTTGTTTCTCCACAAAGCTGTTGCACAATTGGTGAATTTTACCATCTTCAGTCTTGAATTTCAACACCACTTCAATCTTGTTGTCAAAATCATACAGACTGACTTGTAGATAGCGCCGCAGCGCCTCCATCATCCGATAACTCTCGTCGTTCGTCATAGTAACTCCGTATAGTTTTCTTAGCTTTCCACACAAGATTCTTTGCATGACTTGGGCTGCACCTCAACATCACAGCAATGTCATTATAACACATATTGTCCTCTAGTTTCAGAAGTAGGGCCTTCTTCTGTTTAGACGGCAGCGTGTTAATAATTGACATAATGTGCTGCACTGTTTGTCTTGTCTCGTATATTGATTCTGGCGTATCCACTGTGATGTTCTCAACTTCTGTTTTAAGGCTATTTAGGGGTCTTTTAGATGCTTTATTGATGGCTATGGTACACAACCATGTATAAAACTGACTATCGCCCCTAAACGTCCTTAAATACTTGAATGCAGCTACAAACGTATCCTGTGTCAACTCTTCTGCTAGTGCATTGTCGTTAACACGTTTACGTAGGAATCTGTAGATACGATCCCAATATTTTGAGGTTAGAAGAGAGTAAGCTTGCTCACTCCCTTCCAGCGCCTCTGATATTAGTATTGTGTCATCAGATTTCACAGACACCAGCAACACACGCCAACTGCTGAGCGCCCTCAACGTTGTCGTCATACTCTACAAAAGATTCCCAGTCAATTGTAGCTGGCATAGCAGCCTTTAGCTTATCATAGGCAGCAGCATCAATTTCCTCGTAAGGAGCTTGCTTGTAGCTGCCACCATCCCAAGGTAGGAAGCTGATGCCACTAATCTCATCAAAGTTCTTCCAGACCCACGCACCTACTTCAGGCCAGTCTTGCTCTTTAACATACACAGTGACTGATGGCTTATGCTCACACCAGTGTCGCTGGTAGGTTAGCCACAGTTTCAGGTGAGTAAATGAGTCTAGTTCATCACGAGTAACGCAGCCTTCAGGAGCCTTCATGGGGAAGCTGAACACAGTGGTGTCGTGTGGCTTCATCACATCCGCTTCATTAGGAATGCCTTGGTCTTTGAGGAACTGCGTGATAGGGTCTTTGTTATCATTGCGTACCCGTCGAATGTAATACTCACTATGACGAGCATGAATGCCAGAGGCACTATCAACAAGCTGGCTAACAGTGCCGCTAGGCTTAACGCAAGTAATCGCAGCAGACTGCGGGATACCCAACTCATCAGCAAACTCCTTATTAGTAACAACCGATAGCTCACGCAGACTATCTAGTCTTGATGACAGACCTTCGTCATTTACGTCGTTCAGCAGTGGGCAGTCTAGGATACCAGTGATGGATACACCTAGCAGACGCTCTTCCTCAGTGTTCTTCTGCCACACCTTACGCAGGTATGGGAAGTCAGTTAGTGTGGACTGAAAGGTACCGAGAATAGTGGCGAGTCTAACCTTTCGCTGCAGATCATTAACATCATCATGTTTTCGTGCAACCACCTCTGTAAGATTACAGAACTGATATGGGCGTAGGATGATTTCTGAGCATGGATTAGTGCCAAACTCATGATTGCTGTCTCTCCGTCCTCGTTTAGCAACTGTAGATTTAGCTGCTTGGCGTGAGAAGATTCCTCGCTCTCCACTGTAACTTTGATACAGTGCCAGCCACTCAGACATAAACTCTCCAACAGTGGGTTTGTCATTATAGCATGCACTGTTGTTTGCCAGTGCTCGTTGTCCTTCTCGCTCCCACCACTGTCCTGCTTTTGCATGCCGCATCCTATCATCACTTAGGTCGCTCAGACTAATCATCGCTGACCGACGTACCCCACCAACAACCACGACTTCGCCAATCTTGCACATAATGTCATGGCATTCCAAGCTGGTAAGTTTACGTCCCGCCGCACCTTTAAACTTATTAGTAACAAATTCAAAGAGCGAAATGAGGGGTTGAGGGCCGCTAGCTCGACCACCAAATGTCTTAAGGCGTGCCCCTGCCGCACGGACTTTAGAGGTATCCCATTTTGGAATTTCCCCGGAATACAGTAGGGCGACGAGTTGGCGCAGTGCTTTGGCCCAACCTGCTTTACTATCAGACACCACGATAGTAGTGTCGCTATTAAACATCTTACTAGGTACTTCAGGTAGTTTGTTAACATACTTGCTCTCTACAGAGAAGCCAACACCAGTGCCACACAGCAGGATGTACATAGCTTCATCAAAGGATTTAACATCGTCTACAGGCAGATAGCTGCAGTTGTAACCTGCAGTGTTGTCGCGGTCTAGAGCCTCTCCTGCAGTCATCATAGCCCTCATAGAAGGCATGACTTCACAGTTTAGAATGGCAGAGTGTAGCTCATCCCGTAGAGATGGGGGCATGGTGTAGCTGTGCTTCTTCTGCAGTTGTTTCTGCATGAAGTTCATGTAGCGGTCTACAGTCTCAGGCCAATGTTCTCGACGATGCTTGTCGTCTAGAAAGCGAGAGTAGCGACTCTTTGCAATGAATGTTTCGTATGTTCCAAGTGTCATTCTTCTAGTTCCTCTGGATTATAAAATGCAAGTTCAATGATGCCTAAGTAAATAGATACGTAAACACCCGGTGCAGGGTTCACATCAAACCCTAACGCTAGTCCTGCCATAAGTCTAATAGCCATTACCATTTGCAGTACCTTTATAAATTTCAGATGTTGCAATGGCAAACAGTATGTCTTTTGTTTCCTGAGACAACATCTCGTAAAACATTCCTCGGTACTTTCCGCTGCTAACGATGTAGTCAAAATCTTTGACAACGTGATGTACCCAGAACTCTTCGGATTGTGTGTTATCGGTCATCTCCACTACCTCCAATGGTGCCGCGAGATTGACGGCTACGTAGTTTATTAATATTACCAACAGCAATGTCTAGCATGTCTATACTGTAGTGGTTAGCTAACACAGCAACAAACCACAGCACATCACCTAGCTCTTTTTTTAACGACTCTCGGTTTACTACTCCCTCGCTGTCCCTTACTGCTTTTGCTACTAGGCTTGCTACTTCCCCCGCTTCCCCTGCTAGCCCGAGGCTTAGGTACTCGCGGTTCTGTGCTGAGGGCAGTGCGAATCTTGCTGCTAGTTCTTGATACTCTCGTAGATTCATTTTCTTCCTTTGTCTTAGCTTTGTGGCACTTGGTACATAACACTTGCAGATTATCCTGCTCACAGAATAGTCGATCAATGTACAAGTCCCAAGAAACAAAACCAGTAGCGGGGTCAACTACTGGTTGTATGTGGTCTACTTGCACATCTTTCGATACATGTTCTTCTTGACACATGCTGCACATATAGTGCATTGCAAGTTTACCCGTCTTCTTGTTTGTCTTCCTACCTAACTCTGCTTTCTTTAGTGCTTTCCATTTAGGAGGCCACCGCCTCATACCACCTCTCAGCGTACTAGTAATGAAGCTGCGGTAGCGCCCCTCTGTCCACTCCCCGTCGTTCCTCACTCCACCCACGGGATCACTTTAGTCCAAGCAGCAAAGTGGTGGACATTGCCACTCTTGTCCATACAACGGCTATACATTCCGTCAATGCCAAGAAATTTATAAACGTCTGTGTACTTAAACTCTGAACTAGCGGGAGGAACTTGTACCACATCATTTGCAAGTTTGAAATGCGTTCCACGATCCAAGTCATACAGTGCCTTCATGTCGTTAATATCTACTTCACTAATCATTTAAGCGCCTCCATGTACAAGCCTACGTTGCCTAGTGCATAGCCTACGAAAGCAATGCCTAGACCAATCTTACTAGTAAGCAGCAGATTAATTGCTACTACTAAATATACTACACCAATCAGTGCAATTAACCACGCTGCCATAATTACTCCTCGTAAGGTACGTACAATGTGTTGACTGTCTCAAAGCTGCCATCTGCAAACTTCTTAACAATTTCACTAGTGCGTACCATGTCTCGTCCCCATACGTAATGGTTTAGTGTGCGTACATGTGCCACTTCGTATCCGGGAAACATTGTTGTATCAAAAGTAGGTTCACCAACAAACTGAACTCTAGGCTTTACTTTGTCCATAGTTCCTCCAAGAATGGGTAGTATTGTACCAGAATATCTTTACATTGTAAAGCCACTTGTCGGTGCTCTTTCTGAGTTGCCGCATCAGTACGTAGGTCAACGTAATGAATCCAGCTACGCAGCGTACCATTCATGTACATCTTAGACACAGTCATTCCTTCAGGAAGTATTTTACGAGCAACCTCCTTGGCAATACCTTTATCTAACGCACTTTCATAAATAAATTCTACTTCATTTAAAAGTTTACTTTGGACACCCTGCCACCAATAGGCTAGGCGGCGGTCTTCATCGTCTGAGATATTAATATCAATGCTGTTTTGTCTATTAACAAAGTCTTGCTTACGCACCTCATTCATTTCAAAATCAGAGGCTTTTGCGTAACGCTGACTAAACTCTTGGAAGCTGAAGCTACGATGACGCAGTATTTGCCTAGCAATGTCTCGCGTTGTCGTAATTTCCATACACACGTTAACCATCTCAAAAGGACTCCAGTGTTTGTTACGCACCAGATATTTGAGAAGCTTATTGTTGGTATCTTCCTTCTTCTGACCGCTAGGATTTGAAACCCGTGCCATGTAAGCTATCAGAGATTCCCCGTTCGGTGTCGTCCACACTAAGTTGACTAAGCTCATATTCTTTTAGCTCCGTTTCCCAATCACGCTCCATCTCGCTATTAATAATCTCTTTCTTCCGACTCTTCCCAACCCTCTCCTGTTCCAAAGTCGAGCGGCTGAGTTTTAGTCTGGTATTCTTCAAGGTTGTCATCTTCTTCAAAAAAGTGGTGATAGTTAGCAACTAGAACATCTGGTAGTAAAGTAATAATGTCTTCAACTGACAATCGCAAAGCTATCACTAGCTCCACAGGATCGTCAAAGTTTTCTTCAACAAACTCTTTTACCAGACGTAATTTATCGTTGTAGTTCATTGTATCGCCGTTCTAGGTACTCAATTGAAAGGAACATCTCATCAAAGTGCCCATCGTTAACTTCATTGAGAACTACTAGACCGCGCCAATGTTTATTGGATAGCTGATCCATGTAGCTTTCATCGTGCAGATAGTAGCTCCCTGCAATGATGGAGCAGATAGGTTGACCATCTGCCCTTTTGCCGTAGGCTACTTGCTTTCCTTGCTGATGGCCAGCAATGCAAGACATATGGAGCTTACTAATAATAGCGGCAGCAGTACCAGCGGGCCTGCCCATAGCTCCAACAGGCCAATAATGGTTGAAACCAACACCATTGATAAAAACAGGGTGAAGGAATGCATGTACTTCCCAATCTCGTTCATATCCTAAGTCCTTTGTAGAGATTAACCCTTCTAACGTAGGGTTGTTGTTAATTGCTCTGTCAATGCGGTTCTCGTGGTTGCCTAGCAGCATAACCATGCGGGGCTTATACAGCTTTTCCTTGTTACGCTTCTGTCGTTGTTGGAACTCACGCAGAGGACTGAGAAGCTTTTGCATTGCTTCTTTAGCTACTTCTACGTCTTTCTTGTAGCGCAGTCCTTCAAAGTATTTGCTTCCTTTAATATCGTGAGTAGACAGGCTAGGCATATCAGCGAAATCACCGATGTTAACCACAACATCAGGACGATAATCAACAATAGCTTTACCTGCCCAAGTAAGATGGTCAGTAGGTACGCCCTCTTTAATCTGACAATCCGGGATTACTAGTATCTTCATCGTCTTCTTTCACTAAAAAGTTATACAGTTGAGCGTCTTTCTGAGCAATCATTTTATCAACAGCATCAGCTACTCCGACATAACCAGTGGAATCTAGGAACCGAGCGAACTCACTGAGAACGTTTACCCAACGAGTGTCTTCTGAGAAGTGCACACGATGATCTACACGCTTGTAGTGAGGGAACTCTACGTCGTCAAAGCTGCACTGATCAACCTCGTCTGAGCTAGTGTAAGAAAATTCAAATTGTTTAATTGCCATCATCATCTCCTAGTACAAGAAAAACTTGTTTAATTTTATACCCTACGTGCACGTTGCACAAACTATCTTTACCAATGTAGTAGTCAACAGCAGATTGAGCACTTGCTTTTGAAGCATATAGTTTTGGTGTCTGCGTGTTTTGTGCACACATATACATGCCACCAGTATCCTCAATTATAAACGCTTCTTTAAGAACTTTCATTAGTCTGCACTGCTGTAGTCAAAAAACTTAGGCTGATTGTTAGTGCTGTAAAAATCTGACACAACTTTTATGCAGTGGATCAGGTGATTAACAGCAGCTTGGTCTTTCTCTGGATCATCAGTGAACCACATTGGAATGCGACTACCATTCTCCAGAATATTTACCATCTCACGCAGTTCTTGTGCAACTGCTTCGTCAGCAAATTTTAAATCAACTAACATTTGTAATCTCCATTACTCGTGGAACATCTACAACCTCTACTAGAAACTCTGGGCCGCTAGCATACAGGAATGTACGCATCTCAGGCCAGCATTGTTTCTTGTACGGGCAATAGCTGCATGCAGCACACAGCTTCTTGTTCTTGCTAGTTTTGCTAGCAGGAATAGGGTCAAGTCGCTTGATTGTATCAGGCTTGTCAAGAGACACAGCTTCTACAGCATGGTCAGCTTGTAGCTTAAACAGTGCTTTGTTTACTTCAATAGGGTAATAGTTGATGTGGCCTAGTTCCTTCTGGATAGTAACAAAGCCAGCAGTATCATACTTAAGAGCAGTAGCATATCCGTTTAGTTGTTGGTAGTAGCCGAATGGATCATCCTGTAGGTTGTTCTTGAACTTCTCTTCGCCAAACTTGGTGGTGCTTTTAACGTCTACGACAACACCATCAATGATTGCGTCAATACGTCCACGAACATACCAACCATTACCAACTTCGTACAGAACACGCTCTTGCTTATTAGTAACGCTGTGACCAGCATCCTCTGCTACGTTGAGTACTAGCTCTTCCAGAATGTCGCCATAGAAGAACTTGAGCAGCGTATTGCCGTCATGCTTCTCAGCACTCTCAGGAGTGTTGTACTTGTACCAGAGTCGTCGTGGGCAAGGATCACCAACTTCGCTGAAGTAAAGAATGTTCTTCTCTCGTTCAGAGGGACGTTGGTTAAACCACTTGTCATAGCTCACACTAACGTTGTTGTTACTAGTAGCAGGGGCAATGCCACCTGAAATTAGTGAGTAAACGTCAGTAACTAGTGTATCAATTGTTTTCATCAGCAGACATTTTCTCAGCAGCAGCTAGGTCTAGATCACCGCAGGAGTAAGCTTCAAACATACGTGCAATTTGAATTGCTTTCTCTGCTCGTTCGTCAAGGCTCATCATGTCAGTTAGGGTGTCACTGACCAGTTTTACAGCATTGGTAATGGAGTTCTGCCGAACAATGGCACGATCACCATGCAGCGGAGGGATGGGGAACACCTTAGCGGGTGCCCCGTAGGAAGGCTTAGAAGCCCCTACAGGAGGCGTAGAAGGAGCGGGTGCACCCTCCCCCTTAGACAGCAGTCGAACGCTTGTTAGATCGACGTTCTTGCCGTAGGTGTTCTCAGTAAACTGGAAGTCAATGGTGTCACCAATCTTGAAGGTTGGTTTCTTGAAGCCGTAGCTGTAACGCTCACCATTAGCAGTGATGCTGAATGCTGGCTTAGGGCCAAACTTAGTGTTAACTTCTTTCTGGGTGATGTTTTCAACGATGTAGGTCATAGTGTAATCTCCTTAATTTCTAACTCTTCGTAAGCACATATTGGCACATACTTTTCGCCATTGTACTCTAGTACTTTTGTAGCTGTTACTTCATACAGCTTTCCGTTTAACTCAAAGCACCTGTTTAATCCAAACTGATTTTCATACCCACCTTTCAGCATGATAACGTCACCACAACAAAACGCTTCAGTTACTTCTTCAAGCTCGTCAGTCGTCATAGTGTTAGTTCCTCTTTGTCTTGCCAATTAATTCCTGCTTCAACACCGACACCTAGCTTGCAAGGAAAGTCAATGTCGAAAATAGACTTTAAGTATGCTGGAGCACTTTCTAAAGTCCGTTTTGCTACAGAAGCAACAGTGTACAACATATCGTTAGGTACGTCAAGTACCACGCTGTCATGCACAGTCATTACTAGTTTTGCATTCTCAGTAAACCCCTCCTTCTCAAGGTTGTTAAGGAGAATGCCTACCATCATAGGCACTACGTCACCAGTAGCGAATCCCTGAATGGGCCAGTTCTTTAGCTCAGTTGGGCTGAAGGTTAGTCCACCCTTGTACTCGTTAGGGTACTTCTTGAACATGTAGTGCCGCCCTGTAGGACTATTGAGGTAGTAGTAATAGTCAGGGCCGGACTTGTCTGGTGAGTAGCTAACCACTGCATTCTTCTCAGCTTCTTTTACGATGCGCTCATGGTATTCCTTCACTCCTTTGTAGCGTGTGTAGAACGTGTTGATGAACTTCTTAGCTGTTGCCTTGTCGCAACCGCTCTGTGCCATGAGGGTAGCTGCACCGCCACCATACACCAACAGGAAGCTAAAACGCTTGAATGGCTTGCGCTCCTTGTCAGTAGGGTAGATGCCGTACATCTCCTTGTACAACTCACGATGCATGTCCCTGCCGTTATTAATATCGTCGATGAGTTGCTTGTCGTCTGCTAGGTAGGCTAGTGCAACCATCTCTAGCTGCGAATAGTCTAGCTCTAGAATTGACCCTGCACTACCATACCTACTCACATACGAACGCTTAACATCTCCTGCATCCGTCTGATTCTGCAGGTTAGGGTTGGTGGCAGATAGCCTACCCGTCTTCGTTGCACAGTGGTTTAGATTGGGGTAGATGTAGTTGTCTGGGAAACGCAGATCATACAGTCCGTCGTAGTAGGTTTCCTTGATCTTGCTAGCCTCACGAATTACTAGTAGCGTATCTGCTAGACTATCAGCACGATTGAAAGCAAGTTCCTTGAGAACACTGTCGTCAGTGCTGTAGTAGCCGCTCTTGCCTAGCTCCCCCGTCGGAGGGTATTTACCTTCAACCTTACGAACCTTCTCCACAGTTTTAAAACGTGGTTTACCATTCTTATAAAAGCCATCTTGTTCTTTCTCCTTGTATTTCTCTTCACCACCAAAGAAGTAAAGAGACAATTGTTTAGGGCTAGCAGTGTCAACACCGGGAGCAAGTGCCTCAGCTTCTGCTCGTGCCTCGTCTAGAATCTTTTGATAGGCAAGGCGCTGCGAGGTTACGTACACCCAATCTACACGCATGCCATTACGATTCATCTCCGTAGTGGCACGTAGCGCATCCATCTGCGTTAGCATCAGGGGCAGGATA